AGCAGAAGTAAGTTCAGAAGCATCGTTTTTAAGTTGGATGCCTTTACGAACTACTGTTGCTGCTGTCTTAATACCTCCGATTAATAACCCAAGTGTTGCCGGGTCTAACATCAGTATTCCTTGCTATCGAGTTGTACATACTTTCTTACTCCCTTGTTTCTCCTAGTCCTTCCTCCAAAGGCGGTTCCCGTCACTATCTTATATTTATACAATACTTTATCGGGAATGGTTATTACAGTTGGAGTTACCGTAATAAATGTAGCTATTATTATTAAGATAATGCTCCCTTGTCCCACTATACTCCTTTCTCTAGTTAATCTTTAGTTACTCTTTAGTATAAGTAGGGTAAATCTTTGCCCCTTAGTCCAAATAGGGGTACTAATTAATATATTGTATTGCAGGACGTTCTGGCAATCCTTTTTCTGTAGGTTTATCAGAGGTTAAAGCTATTAAAATAGCAAAGCCAAACACAAGTCCCAATCCATATACGATTGTTTTTATTTTCATAATAACTCCTAAAGGTCATATTCAAGTTGCTCATTTAAACGTGTTTTACCCCCTGTTTTTATGCAGTATTGCTCTACTCTTTCTGCCATTCGTTCTGTGGTTATATTTCTTCTTTTATTAAAAACAATTTCTCTTTTTAAAGTTGTAACCCATAAGTTTCTTTTGACTTGCATTTTTTCATTTGCAGGGGGTACTTTCCATGCTATGTTTATCATATCAAGAGGATAACCTTCATCTATTGATTTAGATATTTGTTGAGCTAGAACTCCTCTGCCTTTACAATATGAATCCAATGCTTGTGCAACAGACAGTGTTGAAGTTAAAAGAAATACAATGGGTGTTGTGATTATTGCCATACATAAGACAATAAACATATTTTTTATTACATTATCCATGAGTCACTCCTTGGTGTTTTTCCGATAGCTGTTTCCATAAAACGCTCTAGTTCTACGTCTAACCTATCGTTACGTGCTTCTTGTGCAGATAGAACCATGTCTCTATCCATGACTTCAACCCAATAGTTGATAGCAATAGCCAGTGCGTCTAACTGGTCATCATGCCTTAGTGAGCCTCTGTCCCTTGTAATGCGAGTCATTTGCTTAAACAGTTGATGGTCAGGGTCTAATTTGAAATCAGCTTCTACTGTCTCCTTATTAACCACAAGTTTATGCTGGTTCATTACAGGTTCAAGAGTATCAATAATCCTAAGTTCTTTTTGTTTGCTATGCCTTACTTCCTCAATACTACACGGGTAAATGTTTGCCATAACTGGTTTAAGTAATTGCGTAGCCATTCCATCGCCAAAGTTACTTTCAATGATAATCTGGTTAACGGCTTGCTCTTTAGCCACGTTACTAATGTATTCCAGAGTCTTTTCAGAGTATCCACCATCTAATCCTTCTATTTTAGTTAAATATAATATCCCATGCAACATCTTAACTACAGCGTAGGATGTCTTGTCGTTACCCCTGCCAGCAGGGTCAATAGCCATAACAGACCCTTCAAAATCTGTAAAGGTATCTGTCATATATAAAGGAGCTACCCAAAAATCTCCTTTAAGTCCCACATTAGGCAACTCAGAATCTACATCTTTTATCTGGTCAATGCCTGAAGCCCACTGTATTTTATCTGGGGCTTTCTCCCATGTAGAGCTACCGGATACCAAGATAAGGTCATTTAGTTTCAATGGGTATCTATTGGCATCCGATAGGGTTGTATCCAGCATGAACTGTAGGTTGAATCCAGAACGCCCGTAGGAAGCCTCACGCTCCATCAGGTCAAGCTCATCGAACCTTTTAGGGTCAGTGGGCTTACCTCGCTTTTCTGTGTCGTTAGAGAGCTTCTCAACAAGTATTGGGGCTAGTTTCTGTCCATAGCCTATCTCTTGTGTCTTGCTTGGGTACAACGCTGTCCATATTCTAGTCTTAAATCCACGTTCTTCAAGGTCATTATACAGTGACATTTCGGTTTGAGGAGTGCCTAGAAATACGATACGTCCAACATCAGGCTTTATAATAGCGTCAAATTCTTTGACTGTCTCACTTAGCCTGTCTCTCATCAGTTGTGTCTGTGAGTTATTAGCTGATTCAACGTCATCGGCAATAATTAAGTCTGCACGACTACCAGTAAGCTGTGAGGTTATACCTAACGACTTAACTGAAGGTGCGTGTGATGCCCTTGCCGGGGCTACATCAAAGGATACTTTTGAGTGTCTTTGTTCAGGTGTGGGCTTCAAATGAGCCAACAAAGGCATTTCAGCTATTAGTCTTTGAGTGAAAGTGCTGAAATCGTCAGAACGACTTTTAGATGCTGATACCACAAGTATATTACGTTGTGGGTTAAGCAATAGTTGATGACAAACATACGCAGAAGTAATCCACGACTTACCTACACCTCTAAATGCTTGTATTACTAATCTTCTTTCTTCAGTCTGTAAGTAATCTGCAATATCGTATTGCACAGGTGTTGGTTCTGGCAAATTCAAATGTTGCCAAGCTAAATATAAAAAGTTCTTAAAATTTTTTACTTTAGCTAATTGTTCATTCTTCATCAAACGGGAGATTATCTGTTAAAATATTTTCAGGTTCTTTTTTAATCTCTACACCGTATTGCTTTGTAATCTCTAGGCAGACTTTTAAATCGCTTGCACTTAAAGTCTCCCCACTTTTTAACATGCTGTATGCTTGGTCTACCATGAGCTTGGGTAAAGCATCTATCTTATCTTCAAAAGTATCGTTATCAATTTTTGAAGTTGGAAAGTCTATTATTTCGCTCATGATTTTCTATGTCTCGCTGCAAAATTCCTAGCTGATTGTTCGCTTCTAAATCCCCATCTTCTTAAAGCTAACGCTTTACGTGTAGGGTTGCCTTTAGCGTCTTTCATTGCTCCTTTCATACCACCAAATCGAGCAGCAAAAGCTATTCTTCTAGGATTTGTTCCTTTATTTAGAGGGGGTTTTAACTTAGCCCCCTTCCTATTATAAAAATCCCTACCAGCTTGGTTTAAACCGCCTTTAGGATTCTGATATTTTTTAGCTACCATATCTTACATTGCCCTATACAACACTGGTCTAGTTTTCTTTTTCTTTGATTTTTGCATAGGTTTCTTAGTTTTAGGTGGGCGACCTACTTTTGACCCATATGTACCAGTACCTTTTGGCATGTTATGTCCTCTTCTTTTTCTTAGGAAAGCCAGCTTTCATATTAGCATAAGCCTTTTTAGTTATAGTCGATTTTGATTTAGGACGACTAATTCCTTTACGCTTTCGAGCATTGATATTGGCGTATAATCCACGTTTAGCCATAGTTACCTCATCTGTTAGCAATATACATTGTTACTTCAAATCCAAAACGTATGTCTTCATAAGTTGGTTTAGTCCACATAATATTCTCCTATTTTCTTTTGTTAAATATTTTTGTTGCACCTTTAATACCAAATGAAGCACTAACAATAATCCCAAGGGTATAAAAATACCATTCAGGACATTTTGACAGAGCTTCAAACCCCATAATAACATACTCTACTGTAGGCGGATAAAAACATAAAATCAAGGGGATACTAAAAACT